TCCGGGACCTCCGATGGACGGACCACCTCCGGGAGCCGATATGGGCGGACCACCTCCGGGAGCCGATATGGGCGGACCACCTCCGGGACCTCCGGGGCCGCCGATGGACGATATGGGGCCGCCGATGGACGATATGGGACCACCGATGGATGGGCCCCCAGGAGAGGACGAAGAGGCAGAAGAGACTCCGTCAGAGGCCATTGAGGGCCGCTTAACAGAGATGGAGCAACTCCTTAGCGAAGTAAGAGATCTTGTTGGACAACTTGAAGATGAAAGTCTTGCAGATGTTGATGTAAATGTATTTACAGGTAAGGACAAAAATGAGCCTGGAGCAGAAGCGGGCGGCGCTGAAGGAGAAATGCTCGCATTGTCTTCTCAGGTCTCTAATGAGCTTAAAAAGGTTTTTGCTCAACTTGACGAATCTGCCGACGAGCTTTCAATGGTTGCGGAGACATATGATAATATTTCTAAACTCTCTAGAGGCCAAAGATCCCGATTTGTTAAGCTTGCCTCTGATGCAGTTAAGGATGCAGATAGTGTAATTGGAGAAACAAAGGCTCTAGTTAGAGTTGCTAATTCTTCTGGATTGAAAAAGTTTGCACAGAGTAGAGCCGCAAGAAGGAGCGGCAGACCTAGCCAAAGAAGAGTTGCCACCAAAGCTGCTCCCAGCCAAACAGGACAAGTTAACACTCTTGTGTCCGAAGCAATGACGCTTAGAAGAAACAGAAGAGGCGCTATTTTAAAGCAGGCAGAAGGAAGAATTCTTTCGCAAAGAGCCGCAAAGAGATCGGCTTTGCTTAGAAATGCAAATCAGAAAGCTACCACAAGGACTGCGGTTAGACAGCAAAGGGTTGCTAGTCCAGCGCCGACTCGTCCCAATGTTGCTCCAAATGTAGTAAAGAATGCCGCTCAAACCTCTGAGGTTCAGAAGGCATTGTCTAATAAGCTAAATGCAAAGAGAGCAGATGAGGAGAGAGAGTCGTACAGAATTAAGTTGCGTAGAGCTTATGATGTTGGGCTAGAGATGCAAAATAAGGGTCTCTTGGTACAGACGAAGACAGCGCTTGATAAGCAGGTTGATGAGATAATGTCCTTTGATGATAGAGCTTTTGAAGCGTTCAAGAGAAGCATTGGAAATGCTAGACCAGTTAGAAACATGAAAGTTGCTTCCGATTTAGGTGGAATTAATATTGGAGTTGAATCAGACGCCAATACTCAGCCTAGCGCAACCAATACCGTAGATGTTTTAACATCTATGTGGGAATAGGTGGCAACAATGTATAGCATGAGAGAAAATGGAGATTCTATTGCCCATGAGTTTTTAAAACTCTTGGGTGATTCCCCCAGCTTCCAAAAGGAAGCTGGGATCATGGACGCCGCAAGGTCAGCAGCAGAGTCAATGGGCCAGCAATCAGGTGGCAATGTTGGCGCGGATTCTGTTAAACAGGCTCAAGGTGTACTTGGGGTTGAGCAAGATGGAGTTATGGGACCACAAACTGAGGCTGCTTTAAAGCAGTGGCAGCAGAATAATGGCTTAACTGCAGATGGTGTGTTAGGCCCGCAAACTCTTGAGGCTATGGGGATTGGGCAAAACAGCGCTGGTCAAAGCATCCAGGATGCGGCTGCAGCCGCTGGGGGTGTGGCGAAGAGTGTTGGACAGACCGTTCAAAACGCTGCAAATGCCGCAGCTAACTGGGGAAACTGGGCGAATGATGGTCAGACTGATTATTTGGCTGACGATAAGGTTGCAGGCTTATTTGTTGCACCAGGAACAAAAAAGCAGAGTGGAAATATGAACATGCTTGATGATCAGATAAAGAGCCACGCATTCGTTAAGAGCATAGCGATAGTTGCTTCAGAGCTTAACAGAAGAGGTCTTACAAAAGAGGCTCATTATATTTTAGATTCTGTAGCCAAAGATCAAACAAGAGCGTTTTTGAGCAATGTTTTCTCTACAGCCACAGTTCTTAGCAAGAGGGGTTTGGCAAAAGAGGCACATTATCTATTAGATTCTGTTATGAAGGCTAAAAAGAGAGCACAAAGAGTCCCTCAAAGGCTCGCTCCAAAGACTGCCAATCATCATATTGTAAATGGTCTGAATAAGATTGCACATAGCTTGCGCTCTAAAGGTGAAAACTTCGCGGCAGATGTAGTTAATGCAACTACTCTTAGTATAGTGACTGACCTTAAGAAAGAAGCTGCAAAAAAAGGCAACATTTCTAGAACCTTGTTAAAGATGGCTAGAGAGTTTGATAGAAGCGGAGATACTTTCGCCGGAGATATGGTGAGAACTACCTTGCTTAATCTTCAGAAGTAAAAGATAGTATTTTTGTTTTCTATTGAAAGAATTTCTATACTATTAATAGTAAAATAAAAGGGAGGAAGAGATTCCTCCCTTTTTTATATTTATATTTATTTATAATAGCGGAGATTAAAGTTGTTAAAAGTAATTCATACTGGAAATGCAATGCCAATGAGTTTGCCTGTTGATCCAACGGCAGAATTTGAGCCGGGGATGTTCGCCCAGCTTGGTTTGATAGGAAATGATATCGTTGGAAGTGTCAGCGACGGAACAGCTCCATTGGGGATTATTGATGACGTTAGAACGACTGCGTTTACCAAAGCTCAAGTAGATGAAGTTGTGGTGGCAACAGCACAGGCTATAGAGGTAAATTCTAATGGGTATCGTGTAAACACAGAAGATTTGACTGGCATATTAGAATTTCCAAATATTGTAGAAGATAGCTTTACATCTACAATCTCTGTAGTTTTAAATACAGTAAATGGGGTTGTAACAATTCCTGCCGGAACTGTTTTAAATCATGATTCGGATGGTGATGGCGACTATGATAGCTTTAGAGTTATAGTTAATTATATATACAGAGTTGCCGGAACTCCTGGAGATGATACTACAGTTGGCAGCGGAAGAATAACTTTGCACTATCAACGAGGCATTTATGCTACAGATCAGTTTGATACAACTCAAGTATATCCTGTAAACGCTACTCTTTACGTTGGATTAGATGGAAAGATTACCTCTAAGCAGCCTACAGCGAATCATCCTGGTGTGGCGGTTTGTACGGGACCCCCATCTGCATCGATAGGAACTATAGAATTCATGTTGCTGTAAACTACTAATTTTTTAAATTGTGTTGATTAATATATATTATGGAGAATACAAATAATGTTTAATTCTTGGTCCAAAGAAGATATATCTCATTTCGAAAAAAGTGAAGTTATGCAAGAATTCGAAAAAAGAGTTATAGAGAATTTGCATAGATTAGCTATTTTGAATAAAAAAGCCCAAGCTGAGGGAGCTGCTGAATTAAAGGAAGTAGAGAATCAGGCTAATGAGACTGCAGAGGCCCTGAAGGGTGTTGCAGAGGAGCAGGCGAAGCTTAACCCTGCTGATGATGATCCAGAAAAGACAGATGAAACTGCAGAAGACGGCTTAGCCGACAAGAGTGCTGTTGTAGAAGAGCTTAGAGAGATGATTAAGGCGGCGATGTCAAATAATAATATTAAGCTGGCTTATAAAATAGAGCGCACTATTGACGAGATTTTGGAGCAAAGCGTAAAATGCGAATTGTAAAAAATTCAGAAGCAAGCCTGTTTGATAACTATGTAGCTACAATGCTGCAATTTGATAACAAAAGAAATAATCAATTTTTGGTGAAAACTGCCGGGGATCGTGTCTCATTCTTTAGGAAGCTTCTCGGCATTGGTGATGATGTTGTTGATATTGGAAACAGATCTGCGAGATATGGAGATAAGGCGCTTGACGCAGAGAGGGCTGCCAAAGTTGGCGTAGATGCAACAGAGGCGGTTTCTAGAAGCGGTATAGATATTGCTGAAGTATTTGTAGATGGAGCAGCGGGCGCAAAGGCTTTAGCGTTTGACATTCAGACTTCAGCAAGACAACTGCAGCAAGATGGTAGAAATATTTCTAACTTAGAAGAGTTTTTGCATCAAGAAATTAGAAACAGTCCGCATGTTACTGCTGCCGGAAAGGCTAATCCAGATGATATTATAAGGTATTTGAGTGGCGAAGAGGTTCGGGCGGCAGTGCGTAGTAGCACAGAAGTGGTGCGCGCCATGGGCCTGCTCGATGATGTTCAGGCCGATGCTCTGCTCAGAGGCGAGCACATTCCCGCCGGAGGAGGCCTTACGCCCGTGAATCAAGGACAGAGGTTGTCCACATCCGATATGCATGCAGATGATATGGCGTTGCTTGCAGAAAGAGGCTTTTTGCCTAATAAACGCTATGTGTGGGATGACAAGCTTAGGGGCTGGGTAGAGCTTGGCGCAGACGGCAGAACGGCAGTGCCAGGAAGTCAGCACATTATAAGAGCAGAAGAGGGAAGGCGTCTTTTAACTGTTGATGAGGTTACAGATTGGGTAAATGCGACGAGGGGAGTGCAGGATCGGGTACCCCGGCAAACTATCGATGTTGTGGATGTTGTGAACACGCCGACTCACAGGGCTTTAACAAACGGTGATTATAGAGGATTCAGCGATATTGCAGGAAATATGCACTCTTCTCCCGCCTGGAGAAGACTGACTGCTGAGCAGCGTCAAGCTGCAGATTATTTCATAAGACAGGGCGCAGAACTATCAGATTCGACTAGAAAACTTGTCGCTGCAGGCGAGCGTGTTAGAAGCGTTCGTAGTCAAGCGGAACTTGATCGTGCCATTGCCGAGTTTGCAGAAGCTGCTGCAGATCTTCAGCGGAAGCAGCAATATTATGGACGAGCCTATGAGGATGCCCGCCGGCAAGGATTAGAGGCTGCTCTGCCACATATTGCTCACATGGAATCCGTCGTCGGCCGGTATGCCGATGAAGCAGCTGAAGTTATTCGGATTGAAAGAGAGGCTCTTAATGCAGAACGCGCTGCACATAATGGCAGGGTTGATGATTTTAATAATGCACAGCGAGCGGGCGAAAGTGGTCTTGCAGAAAGATTGGCTAAGCTTGAAGCAGATGAAGTTGCACTCAAAGCAAGGCAGGAAAAACTTGTAGCAGATGAAGCTGCACTCGAAGCGCAAAGGGCTGCAGATGCAGCTGCTCCACGGCCAACGGGCGGCGAACCAGATCCTAAGTCGGTTCGTGGTCAGACCAATGCCGCATCAGAAGGGGCGGTCGATGATCTGGCTGCCGCCAAACGCACCTTAGAAGAGGCTCATATCGCCAATGGAAAAACTCCTGCACAAGCTAGGGCATTGGCAGATGAAGCGTTTCAAGTTGCAGGGGCACGATCAGGGCTGTCTGGAACGACTAAGCTTGCATTAGCTGGTGCTGGCGCATGGGGAGGATGGAAGTGGGGAGTGTGGGGCAAGCTCGCAGCGCTTCTTGGCATAGGCATTGGAGGATACGCTCTTTACAACTATCTTTCTGATGATGAAGAAGATTCTAGCGGAGCAACAGGCGGCGGCGGTCCAGGCGGCGGCAGCGGGGGAGGAAGAAGAGATTACGGTCATCGAGTTGCAGATCCTACGACGGGTGAGCCTACCACTGTTTCGAGAATATATCAACAGGGACGGTGGGAAGATCTTAATACTCTGTTGAATAACAGCCCTGGAGACATCGCTCTTCATGATGCTGTTAGAAGCGCATATGGAAAATCTTATAAGGTTGAATTGCCAGGGCCATTTGACGGTGAGGGTCAGGATCTTAGATATGCATTTATAAATAGAACACTTGGTGCCAGAGGGCCTATAGACAGAGAGGGGCTTAATAGATCCGCTTTAATTGAGCTGGTTTATTCTTCTCTTATGGACCCTCAAACTGGTGGAGCACAATATGATCACTACCTTACAAAGGTGACAAAAAATCCAATAACAAGAAGGCCAAATGCACAAATGGCCTTGAACGAAGCATTTGAGGAAGTTATGGGCAAAGGACTTTATGAGAGAGGACTCTTCGGAGGGACAGGTCCCGGAAGAAGAAGAACCAGAAGAGATATGGCGGGAAGAAGCTTAAACGCAGGCCCAGGATATGCTGGAGCCCCTGCTCAAGATATGAGCAGAGCAGAGCGCGGAGCGCTCCGTCGCAGATATAATAGAACGGCAGAAGATGAAAGCCGCTTTGATGAGATTAAGAAATTCACAGAGTTATCAATGAATTCTATTAATAATGATGATACATCTGAGTTCTTTAACAAGAAAGCAGATAAATTTTCCAATTCCTATTACAAAGATGCAGTAAATGGTCTAAGTGGTGGAGATGAGGAGTTAAAGTCTTATTATACTGGGCTGGGAAGACTGTATAACAAGAAGCGTAAGAAACCAAAGGCTGATTACGATAAACTGTACGACGTGTCCGAAGGGACAGGAGTTGATTTGATACATGCCGCACATCCAAAAGCAATTGTTGTTTTAGATTCGATTGGACGAGGCGGATTAGTAGAGAATGGACTTGAACAAAAACGTCAAACACATGGTGTGGCTTTAAGTACACCGACTGGTAATTTTAGAGCAAATTACGCGTGGTTACGCGATGCTTTGAATAAAACAAGTAAATAGCCCTGGTTGTTGACTTTACAATTAGGTTAAAAACCAATTTAAGATGATAAATTCATGGTGAGTTTATCAAAAATATTAATTTAAATAAGGAGAAAAAAAATGGCTCTTGTATTATTAAATCCCGGCCTTAGACCATTAGGGCAGTTTGATATGGAAGACGATAATGCCACCAATATGTCGGGTGGCGAATATGTAGAACTTACAACTATTGACGTTTCGAGCGAGGCTGGCGCTGAAGCTTATGCTGCAGATGTTGGCACAGGCGGTAGCGGCACTGGTATCATTCAGGGTTCTGCCGGAGACAATGTTCACTTTGCGCTTGCTCAGCGTGCGCAGTCAAAAGTAGTTTATGATGGCACAACAGTAGCACAGGCCGGTGCATACAATCTTGGCGGATTGTGTGATGAAGGTACTGATGACTACGGTACTTTGTTTGGTCAAGGAATTGGCGGAACTGCTGGTGGCGGAACCGGCCTTGGAACACTAAGCACTCGTGGCGTTGTAACTCTTGGACCAAGAACAAGCTTTGGATCTGGAAAGGTAACTGTATGGCACCAACAGGGTCTGTATGGTATTACTTCGGATGCATTTAGCGCAGCAAGTGCTCCAGCTGCAACAACTGATTTAAACACTGCTCTGTATTCAGACAGTGCTGATACTACTGCATCTAATCTTGGAAAGTGGACTACAGATTCAACTTTGGCTGCTGGCTCGGAAGAGTCTGGTCAACTTGGAATTAACGTAGGATTCCAGAGAGATAGATCTCTCGTCTCAACAACGTCGTCAGCAGTGGGTGCTACAGCGACAAATGAACACATGGTAGTTTTCTACCTTGGCAACGCAGCGGTATAGGAGGAAAAAATGTCTAATATATTTAATACACATGGTGAAATCAATGCCTCCAATGTTCAAGAAGCTTTGGGGCAAATTGTCAAGTATGCTTCGATCATTGAAGATCTTCAGCCTTCAAGCAACGCACAGGTAACTGCGCCTAGCTTAAATGACGGCCAGAGAGATGAAATGATTAAGCGTGCTTTAATGACTCAAGAAGGTAAGATTGCCTTGGGTCAGGCTATGGCTAACCCAATCCGTAGAAACCTCGATTATCAAGGCGTTGCTCGCAAGGCTCTTGTTGTCGATCCACTTCCACAGGGTGCCTTGCCAGTTTATGACCGTGATATCGACGTAGCGGCTGTTGTTGTTTCTAGCAACGGTTCTGCACCAGAATCACGTGTCTTCGGTGACCGCGTGACGATTCCAGAGTTTGAAGTTGTTTCAAACCCGACCGTCCGTATTGCTGAAGTTAAGCGTCGTAGATTCAATGTTATTGATCGTGCCCAGCAAAAGGCACGTCAGGAAATTCAGGCCCAGGAAGATGCTAACGTCTTTGCTGCCCTAGAGTTTGCTGGCACCACCGATGGTGGTGGAGAAAACACTGAACAGGATCTCGACCCAATTACCGGTGGTGAAGGCCCCGGTGGTGTTGGGAATCTGCAGAAGTCAGGTATGCTCAACTTGAAGCGTCAGATTGATCGTTGGGACTTAGTTACTTCTAAGTACTTCCTCAACATTAATGAATTTACTGACATTCTTGATTGGGAGTCCGCTGGTGCAACCGGTGCGTCTTCTGTTGATCCAGTCACTCAGCGTGAACTGCTTCAGACCGGTCTTTATGGTCACATCTTTGGTGCCGATATTATCGTCTCCAAGGTTGTTCCTCCTGCCCGTGCTTTTGCTTGTGCTGATCCCGAGTTTGTTGGTGTGATGCCTGTCCGTCAGGACATTGAGGTACTTCCTGCTGACGAGCCCAAGCAGCTTAAGCTTGGTTGGGTTGTTAACGAAATCATTGGAGTTGGCATTGTCAACCCACGTGGTGTCGCTACTGGTCTTGTACAAGGTTCCTAATAGTGGATAAACCTTTTCGCGGTTTATTTTCTGGGTAATACCTAGCTTAAAGCGTGATGGAGGCAACTCCATCACGCTTTTTGTCTTTTAAGGCTAATATAATGAATTCTGACAAATTGCAATCTAGATTAAAATATATAAACGCAACATCTTTGCAGGATCGGGCCAAAACATCTGTCTTTTCAAGGCGTGGAGAAAACTATGTAGAGCCTGACGAAGAAGAAGAGGAGGCTAAGAAGTTTGAAACATTTTTTGATTATGAAGAAGAGCTTTCTGGCTTAAAGCCTGCTGCAGAACAATATACTGAGATGACTGAAGAAGAGAATAATGATCCATATATTGTTTTAGAAGATAAGGATCCAAAGTTATTTAATGATTATAATCCAATTGAGCTAGAAGAGGCAGGAGATGAGGCTGTAACTTTAGAGGAAATCTCTTCTAATTCAATCACGATGGAGGAAGCGCTTGATAAGCCAAGCTATATGGACGTAAAGGGTTTTGAGTTTATTCAGTGTGAACATATTAAAAAAGATGGGCTTAGATGCAAGAGGCAGGCTAAAAAGAAAGAAACTCTTTGTGCATCACATAAAAAAATGTTAAAAATATCGTAAGTATGATTAATTATTTACATATTTTTATCAAAAATCTTATAAGTATTAATATCTTTACATAGAATGGCGGTTCGTGGGCAGATGCAAGCATCTACTACTATTACCCGTTATTTACAGAAGTATTAGGCAAATAGGAAGTTATTAATGAATGAATTTACTACATCAGATTTAGGGCTAGCTGCCTTTATGTTTATGAGAGGCCTTAAGCTTATAAGTGCAAAAAAACTCGCAAACGGCAGATTTGAGTTTATCCTGAACGATGAAGACAATAACGCTCAAGCATTATCTATAGAATATGTGAGCAGCGAATTTTGTCAATTTGACAATCAACTCTTAAAAAGATTTTGTATTCCGGTACCTAGCTGGAAAAGTCAAGCTCCCAAACGCAAGTCACATCTACATTTCCATGATTGTTAGTTGGGTCTATGCGAATGCCCAACACATCACCTGCGTTAAATGAATTGTTTGACGAAAAGACTGCAGTATATATGGAGCTGCAGATACTCTATCCTTAGAATATTTTAGCAGTGACTTCTGCAAATTCGACAACCAAGTAAGATCGCTTAAAAAGCTTCTTTATTCTAGTTAGCCGCAGTAGAGTATTGCGACAGCAAGACACTTCTTATAAGTCTGTCCTTCATACTCTATAGTATCGACAATACTATCCCAATCTGGAGTTACTGTAAGTTTAGCCACTGTTTTTGATCGCATAATATCATCGTCTTGTTTTCTGCCGTAACCTGCAACCTCAGAGGATTCGACTAAGTCGCCAGCTTCTAAATTTCCATTAATGTTTGTTATCCAGACGTTCGAATCACCGATACCTAATGTTGCTATGTGATGCTGGCCTTCGGGCACCCCTCCCAGTCTGCCAAAAGATTTAAACGCAGGTTCTAGCCAATAGCCATTAACAACATATGCTGGACCAAATTCTGGTTCGTTATGATCTTTGTCTTCAACGATCAACGCTCCCCCTTCGTCATATTTTGCCAATTCACCATCTACGATGCCAAAAACTGTTTTTGAACCATTGGTGGTCGCTAGCCTTGTTCTTGGCAGAGCATCTTTAAGAGAGCCTTCGGGATCATAAAAGACTTCTCCGGTTGATTCAATAATCATCCCTGGTTTTAGATTTTCATGGTATTCGCAAGAGGTATCATGTCCAGCGGTGAAACTTGTTTGGATGTATGAACCACCAGATCCGTTAGATCTTACGCGAAACATAGAGTCCGACTCGGTAACGTCATATACTCTTATTAGATATTTTCCATTAGCCAAATAGTCGTCATTTCCAGCGCTATAATATTTAGCATATAACCACTGGTTTCCGAATTCAGCACTCATTCCGGTCGTGCCGCCAGAGTACATTGAATAGGAAGTATCAGAGCCTATCCTGCTGGCCATATTTGTGGATGTGCCAAAGCTTTTGCTGCCGAAATAAACTTCGCCAGTAGTGCTTGTTTCTAAAATGATATCTCCAGACGAATCAAGAGTCATGTCACCACTGCATTCAAGTTCAAGAGTTCCTGTGGAATCTATTTTAGAATTTCCTGTGAAATTTATATCTCCCTCTAGATGCAGGTCCCTCCAAGAGCCGCTGCCAGCAGCTCCTAAGTCTTTGCTGTTGTCAGCCGATGGAACTAAATGCGCAGCAACTGTAATTATACCAGCACCACCGACAGCGAGGTATTCTTGGTTAGGCCCAAGTGTAATTTTGTTACCATTAACTGTTATCTCTCCGTCGAGCAGAATATTTCCTCCAACGTGCAAAAGCTCTGACGGATCTACATCCCCGATTCCAACTTTCCCATCTGGCGTAATGCGCATTCTTTCTGTAAGTCCATCGTCGCCCGCATCGTTTGTAGCAAAAACTAAGCATGTGTCATGCAAGGCAGAATTGGCATTGCTGCAGTGAGCCGCAATAGCAGCCCCAATACTATCAGCGTCAGTTTCTGTAGAAACATCAAACGCAATTCCGGCAAAGGCATCCTCTGTATTTGTATTATTTCTTAGCGTAAGAAGAAAGTTTGAATACTCCTCATCGCTAGGTGAGTTTGATGGCCAAGTAGTAGTATCTGTGTGCTCTAAGTGTAGCAAAGACTGTGGAGCCGATACTCCTATTCCAACTTTCCCGGTGTTATCAATCCTCATTCTTTCATCTGGGCCGGCATTGCCTCCGTTTATTTGAGTGTAAAATCTTAGATTTGCGCCTTCTGCGGAACCAACATTCCATGCCTCACTGGCATATGATGCAATCCAGGCTCCTTCTCCAAAATTGGACCCTGCATCTTCAGTACCTGCGAAGTGAATTACTCCTAACGCAGCTCCATCTGTAATGTTGTTAACATCTCTGATTAAATTAATGTGTCCACCTATATCTAGGCCAACATCAACGGAGTCTGTAGACAGAGTTCCTCCTGACATCAATACTTCGCCATTTACTTCTAATTTTGCAGATGGCGTAATGGTTCCGATACCAAAATTTCCTGCGCTTTCGTCAAAGTAGAATCCAGTGGTGGTGTTGGTCCCATAGATATGGAAATCGCGCGAGGCTGTATCCAATCGGTTAATGAGGTCATATGCCCCAAAGGTCATAAAAGCATCTTTATAACCTGGTCCATCGCCATCAGTCACATCTCCAAAGTGGGTGCGGATTCCGTTGCCGTCACAGTCGATGGTATAGGCATAATCATGGGTCGTGTCTTCGACGCGAAATTGCCCCGGATCGCCTTTAACGTGAAGAGTGGTCGCAGGGGCATCGGTGCCTACTCCGACTTGGTTGTTCCCTCCATCTACAAACAACATGTGAGTCTGGCTATCAGATTCTACTCGAAAATCCACCAAAGAATCGGAACCTTCGTTGACTACAACTTCTGCAACATTCCCATTGAGTCTCAGTCCTTCGCGAGATATGGTATTATCTTTAATATTAAAGATGATGTCTTTGTCGCCCGTCTCATTTGTTATGACTAAGTGACCGCCAGACCCATGCTTAATATAAGATTTTAAAGTGCCACCCTGGCCAAACCTGAGAAAAGCGTCTGTGTTGTCAGCACCATCAATAAGCATTACAGCAGAAGCAGCACTAGCTAAATGCAGATTGTAGCCTGGGTCTGTGGTTCCAATGCCAACGTTTCCAGTTTCATCAATTATCATTCTTTCTGCACCGGCTGTATCAAATCTTATTTTGTTTTCATCAGCATTTGCTTCTACTTCTATTTTTGTATTATGATCGGCATCCTCAATCATATCTGAGTCGCCGCCACCGCCGATTCCGAGGTTTCCAACCTGAACCTTCTTTAGAGCCCCTTGGCCAGCAGAGTCGCTGATTAAAACAAAATCACCGTTTACAGCTGGATCCTTTTCTGTTTGGTCAGAGATTGCCGTACTGGCCAATTCGTTGTTAGTGACAGAGTCTGGGCCTAGATCCGCAGCGGTAACTGTTTCATCTCGTATTTGTGATCCTTTTATTGTTGTTGCCATGTTTAATCCTTACACAGTATAGTTGTTATTCTCTTTACTTATTAATATTATAAGATAAGTATAATGCTGAAGCTTTAATATTACATATGACCAAGTGCGTTAAGTTAAAATAATCGTTAAAATTTTAACATAAATATAAATACTCCTTGGTTATCAATATGCAAGCAACTAAAAAAAGTATATTCTTTAAAGCAAAATATCTTTCGGAAGAGTTTAAAGAAGTAAAAGAAAAATTTGAAGATTATTGTGTAGAGTTTTTCAAAGAAGTAAATAAATCGCAAAATTTAAATATGCCTCAAGAACCTGAAGTGCCTCAAGAACCTGAAGGCAGCATTGTAAAAGCTGATCCAATCGAAAAAGACTCCTTTGACGCCTCTGAGGACGACCCTATAGATAACCTTAATATTTCTGATAAATTAAAAAAGTTATATAAAAGGATAGCTTTGATAACCCATCCTGATAGACATCCAGAATATTTATCTAAAGACAAAAGAAAAGAAATGATTGATATTTATAATAGAAGTTCAAATGCTATAAGGGAAAATGATTTATTTTCATTGCTTGATGCAGCTTCGGAACTTTATTTGGATTTGCCAAAATTGGAAAAGAAAGAGTTAAAAAATATAAAAAAGAAGTGTTTGGAATTTGAAAAAAATATTAATGATATAAAGAATACATACCCATGGGTATGGGGAGAAGGGCTTGATTCTTCAGGAAGAGAACATATTATTAAAGCTTTTATAGATTCAATACACAAAGATTAAAGTTATTAATAATATAGAAACAAGCAAGGAATATACAAATGAAGCCAACAAAGTATTTAATAGACAACGAAGACATTGATATCTTTTTTCACAATGGAAGATGTTGGTTTTTTGAAGATTCAGAGGGAGATTGCTTCGTTGTGCCAGCGGTTGGAGATGTTGTCGAGTATGAAAACGGAGAGAGAACTATAGTCGTTTATTCTTCTGTCGATCTCGGTGACGAAGGTCTTTCTATGACTGTTGATATGTTGAAAAAGAAAACCAGTTTTGTTTTAAACAAAAGAGGTAGGCAGAGAAAGATTGTTGAAGTAATGGATGAAGATGCTGGATGGCCAATGGAGAATGTTATTTTAAAAAGAGATGGTATACAGATCTATCCCGTGACTTTAAAGTATAGATTTATAAATAAATGTGTAACAAATAAATTTTTTATAAAAAAATATATACACTTAAAATATGCTGAATTGAAGATGAATTACAAAAGAATTATAAATGAGTGCAATTTGTTCAAGAATAAATTAATAAAAAAATTCTATGAATACAAAGAAATCGTTGCACAGAAGTTTAAAATAAAATAAATTCTGTTAAGTTAACTTTTAAGTAAGTTAAACTTTCTCATTGTGAGTTATGTTTTGTGATTCGAACATTATACACTTTGATGTTTGAATAAAACACATAATAAATAATAAAGGAGGTTTTATTATGGCTATACAACAAATTAAAACAAAACAGGTAGAGGTTACCGCTGATGTCAAGTCTGTATTAGATGCAGCCGACAAAGCTGCCGTGGCTACAGCTGTCGGTGTTGGTACTAGTGACAGTCCGCAGTTTGCAGGAATCGAACTTGGTCATGCAAGCGCTAACACTCTTACCGCATCAAGTGGTGATTTGAGTATCGAAGGCAATGCTGTCTACCGTGCAGGCGGAACAGATGTTCCTGTCGCTGATGGTGGAACCGGAGCTTCCAACGCCGGTACAGCTAGAACAAATCTGGGCCTAGCAATTGGCTCTGATGTCCAAGCATATGATGCTCAGCTTACTACTCTTTCTGGCTTCACTGCTGCGCAGGTAACTCGCGGTATTGCCGATGACAACTTGATGACGGTTGACGATGCTGATGCTGCCGATAACGATTTCGCTAGGTTCACAGCTAACGGTCTCGAAGGTCGTAGCTATAGTGAGGTCATGGGTGATCTAAGCGGAACTGCAGGTGCGGATTTTGGGATGAATTCACGGAAGATCACAGGACTGGCCGACCCAACCGTTGATCAGGATGCTGCTACAAAGATCTATGTTGATTCTGTAGCTCAAGGTTTGGACTCAAAAGACTCTGTCAAACTTGGTACAACTGCCGCCCTGCCTGCTGTCACCTATAATAACGGAACGGCCGGAGTAGGAGCAACCCTGACCGCAGATGCAAATGGGGTTCTTACAATCGATGGCGTTACAGTGAATGATGTCGGCGTGGGAACTGGCTTGAACTCCAGAATCCTTGTCAAAGATCAAGTCGAAGATGCACATAATGGTATTTACTATGCATCTACTGTGGGAACTGCAGGCGCAGCATTTGTGCTTACTCGTGCTCTTGATTTCAACCAAAATGATGAAATGGTTGGTGCCTTTGTCTTTGTGGAAGGAGGGACAGCCCTTGCAAATACTGGCTTTGTAATGAATAAAAATTCTGTTGGAACCATTGGAGCAACCAATGGAACTGCCGATATTAACTTTACTCAGTTTTCCTCGGCTGGTGTTGTCTCGGGTGGAGATGGTATTCTTAAAACCGGAAACGTCCTGAGTGTTGATCTTGCTACAAACCCGGCTCTTCAGATTACAAGTAACAAGCTTGATATGAAGATTAAGGCTAACTCTGGTTTGACCAAAGATGTCGATGGTCTCCAGATGGACCTTGATGGCTCAACCCTTGCTATGGGTGCTTCCGGTGTTAAGGTTGGTGATAATGCAATTGCAGATGGGCAGATCCATGGCGCTGCTGCTATTGCTCTTACGAAGCTTGCTTCGATCAACGCTGCACAAATCCTCGTAGGTCCAAATGGAGATGGCGCGCCTGCTGCTGTCGACATGTCTGGTGATATCGCTATCAACGATGCCGGTCTGACAACCATTCAGGGAAATGCAGTACACCACGGAATGCTTCATACTGATGTCGTAGCTGCCAATAGTGGTATTCTGAATTCTTCTGGATTAAAGTTGAACATACAGGTTAAAAATCTGAAAGGAAGTGATGCCTTGGTCGATCAGGCTATTGCCAAGAGCACTGGAACCTTTAATGCTTTAGTCCTTGATAATAATGCAGGCAGACTGGAGTACGCTACTGATGGAGCAGCTGGATTCCACCAGGTCTATATCAACGGCATCCTTCAGAAAGGAGTCGGTGGAACTGGAAATGTTGATGCTACTATTGGAGAGGCTCTTCATGATGGCACTAATGATTATTACTGGGACTTCGATGATGATAAGATATACTTCAAGCAGGCGGATATGGATTATGCATCTGGTGGTATAGATGATGATATTACAGTCTATTGGGCAAGATAATAAACACTATAGCATATAAAAAATAAATGATAATATTGAAGAGGGGAGGGTTGCTCCTCCCCTCTTATTTTTTACTACTAATCTAAAAGAATATAAAGAGA